TCTGGATAGCTCTCGTTGCTATAGCAGGATCAATCGCAGCTCAACTTTGGATGTAAGGAGAATACAAATGAGCGAATGGATCAAAAAGTTGACTGAGGCGTATTCTGAAGTTAACGAAAGTCAAAAAGCAGCTATGGCAAAGAAACTTGCTAAAGCTTCTGCAGGATCAGAAAAAGGTAAGGCAGCTGTAACGCTACCTAAAGCACCTTTTGATATTCCGAATAAGGCAGAGAAAATGCCTATTCAAAAAAAAGAAGCTATGGACCCAGTAAACCATAAAGAGCTTAAAGGTAAGCATAAAGACCGTGACGACAAAGATATTGACAATGACGGAGATGCTGACTCAACAGATAAGTATCTACACAAGCGTCGCAAAGCTATCTCTAAGAACGTTAAAGGTGGAGATAAAGTAGAAATGAATCCTAAGAAAACTAAAGACAAAGCGTCAACTCAGAACGCTGATACAATGGAAAGTACTTTACCTTCTGTTTATGCTCGTATCTTAGAAGCCAGAGCCATGCACTATAAAGGCGCAGCGCCTGCTCAAGATAAAGAAGACGGTATGGCTCCTATGACCAAGAAGACTAAAAAAGACATGGAAGCTGGCATGAAGGTAGACGATACCGAAGAAAAAGGTCATGACGATGCATCTAAATCAGGTCGCGCTGGTCCAAAAGCAAAAGCTAGATCAGGTGACAATATGAAGGGTGACAAGTCAGTAAGAAATCCCGTTAAGGACACAACAAAAGCTGGTTAAGTGAAAGGAAATTAAATGGCTATTAAACCTCCCGCCTGGTGTAGACGTGCAGTCCCAGTACTTCATGGATGGAAGCATTGGGCAACAAGTGAAATTCTACTACCTAAAACGTTTACTCAAGAACAGATTGACGAGTTCTGGGCTGAAAAAGAAGGGGCAGCTGCTCCTGCTCCTGCTCCTGCTCCTGTTGCAACAGAAGAAGACGTTCAGGATATGATTACTGAAGGTAAGATTCAAGCTGCAATGGCAGATAACGAGCTTAGTTCTATGTCTAAAAAAGAGCTAGAAGACCTTGGACGTGAACATGGGGTAGAGCTAGATAGACGTCAATCTAAAAAAGCTCTTGTAGAACAAATGAAAGATATAATTCCCTCTAAATAGAAGTAACATTCTATTGGAGTCGCTATGATTAAACTAACTGAAGAGAACCTTCATCTATACGCTGCCAAGCATTATTATAATCCAAAGTATATTGATGCAGAGGAGTTTCAAGAGGAATTAAAAAGGTTCAAGTATATTAAAAGATTGTTAAATCGTTACCTGGAGACAGGTAAACTATCAGAGCGTCTCATATTAAATCATTTAGTTATTATGTTTAATGTGTTTGGTATGGAGGCTGGTTTAAATATATTAGAACTTAAGTTACATGAAAAGCACTGGAGGTTAATTAATCCATTCTTAGTATTTGTTAATGCTATTAATGATCATCCTGAGCTTGAAAAAGACTTAACCATAGTAGACGCATTAAGGAAGATATAATGGGTATAATTAAACGCGCTGGTGATTTAGTTTATACTTTTAGATTTTTAAAGTTACTGATAACAAACTTTGAGGATACAGAAGCATTTAAACTAGGCATCATAGATGAAAAAGGTAAAAGAGTTAGAAAGCCAGAAACATCAGATGAGCGCAACGTATATACGCCTTTTCATAGGCTAGTATATAATATTAAAAAATTAATACCTGGTGGTAAGATAGGTTCTTATGCTAGTGCTCTTTATCTAATTAAAGAGCATTTTAGCGTGTCTGAGAAGACTATTAAGGAAGCATTAAGTAAAGCTGGTGTTGATCATTTAGACTTGTTAGAAGAAAGCTCTCAGTGGTTCATACTAGATGACGGACGAATGTCTCCTGGCTCTTATAAAGTAAGAGAAGGTAAGATGCTTAATAAGTCCTTAGATGAGATGGTAAGAAAAAAAGATGTTGTTATAGCTAATGAAGATTGTTATCCTGTAGGTGATATTTTTGGTATGCCAGTATATGAAATGACTCATAGAAATACAAATCAAAAAGTATACGTGACAATAAGCGAGTTGCTAGTATGAAAGAAAACTTCCAAGACGGTCGTAACCCTCAAGACAAAGGGGATAGTGCACGACACGGAATACCTAAAAAGGCTTCTATTTCAGCTCTTAAAAAGATTAGATCATCCTCCACAGCGAGTAAGCGTAAGAAACAATTAGCACATTGGCAGATTAATATGCGTAAAGGTAAACAAAAAAACGAAGATGTAGCAGCTGTAAATACAGGATCTATTCCTAATCCAGCTACTACTGTTATGGGTAAGAGACCTAAAGAAATTAATGTAACGGACCGTAGACGAAAAAAGAGTCAGTTACCCGTACTGTTAAAACGGTTCAGAAAGCACATGGAAGATAATGGCTAAGGTATATTTATTTTTATTTCTCATCTCTTTGATGAGCGGTGTTGGTTATGCAGGCTACAGTTATTATATGTGGTCACAAGAAACCATTGGCACTTTGCGTGAAAATAATGTAAAATTAAAGTCAGCAGCTGAAACGCTCCAGGCGACTGTAGAGAAGATGGCAGCTGATCAAAAGAAGAAT